GACAATGCAAAATTTTCCTTAAACGTAAGATCAAGTTTAACATGTTGTGGTGCACCATTCTTAAAAAATGTTTGTTGTCCGCCCTCACCGTATGATAATTTGAGATTAAGTATTGATGATTGTCCTATTTGATGCATGAATTGATTTTTTGTTCCATTTGTTTTATAAAATTTTACTGTATATACATTTGGATAATTAAAAAATGCAGACCTTAATAGGTTTGTTTGAGCATTATTTGCTGGTTTTGTTTTAACAAGATTGCCCCCATAAATTTCTGGATCACCTAAATTATTTTTTGAGAAAAATTTTGACTGATCATATTTAACAACATCTTGTACGTTTTCTGCTGGCGGTTTATGATAGTCAGGTAACATACCTGCTTTGAGTTTTGTAATAATTCTTAAAATGTTTTTAGATTCTGTCTCACTTCTCGGATAAAAATCAAAGGAAAATGCATGTTGTCTACGTTCTTTAACACCTGCAAACACAAGAGTTGAATATGGATTACCAGTTTTTCTCATAGAAAGTGATGCAACCGATGCCGTTTTATCTTTAGACAATAGCAGACCGCCAACGGCCTCCCCAATATTAAATGCCATTTTTGTACTTAAATCTTCATTAATGTATCTATTTACATTTGGTGATAATTCATCACCTACAGTTGTCGCAATATTCTTGTAAAAATCAAATGATTTAGAAAGAGCATTTTGACCTGATCCAACAACACCTGGTAATTGTGCTTGAAGTCTATTTAATATATCAGAAGATTCTGAATTTAATAATGCACCAAAAAAACCAAAATCTACTTTTTCATGACTTGCTGAATATTGAGTCTTTAATGAACCTTTTGGTAAATATAAAGCGAATGCATTTACTGATTGAAAACTAGATGTTGTTGAAATTTGGTCTGAAAACTCAGTTAACGCATCTTTTGTTTTTGTATTCGTATTGTTAAATTTGTATTCTGTTATCATCATGAAATGAGAAACTTCATCTGATGCCACATTAGCAGGAAATTTTTCTATTTCACTTACACCTGCCGTTCGTCTTAAATTATTTAATTTTTCTTGTGGAGACATTATAAGGCTCCTATTTTGTAAAGTCTATCTTCATTTCGTACATTGTCTCTGGTGTAAATTTTTGATTCTGTAAATGTCATATTTAACACTGTAGTTACTGGAGCAGAATTTTTGTGAAATGATGGACCACCTTCGGTTTCATAATCAACAGAAAAACTTGTCATGGCGGCATCGTTAACACTTGGTAAATATCTTGAGCCAAACAATTCTTTATTGTCTATGCCAGCATCACTACCTGAAGCAAAAAAGTTTACATCAAATCTATGAGGTAACGCTTGCAATCCTGTTTTTTGTTCATACAAAAATTCTCCATCTTCGTCAAATTGACTTATTACTTCATCTTCAGGTAACATAGAGTTTCTAAAAAATTTTATGATATTTGTCAATACTTCCGAATCTGTGTTATTTCTTGGGTGGCATCTAAATGTAAAATTAAAAGTCTTAAATCCTATACTCTTAAATACGCCTGTAATATAAGGATTTATAGCCTTATTGGTTGCTGAAGTGACTATTTGACCTGCGGCGGATCTACCATCTCCTGTGCCAATACCTGGTATAAATTCTATCGATTTTTTTGCTATCACTTGACCTAACAATCCAGAATTAAACGATCCTAATCCTGACATCAATGATTTTTTTATATTATCCATACTAACTTCAGTTGCTATACTTGAACCCACACCAACTGCAGTGGCACCTAAAGGACCTAAATTTGCATCGGCATACTCTACTTTGTAATCATCGACAATATCTAAAGGCATTGGTAATGCAATTGTACCTTTAAGATTTGGTTCACCTCCACCTGTTACAATTTCTTTTACGAGAATATATGTAAAATGCTCCTCTTCAACACTACCTAAAGTTTGTGGAAACGTGAAATCGTTTACTTGTGAGTTATTCTTAAATGATCTTATTTTTTCTACTGGGTTTGACATTCTTCTCCTGATATACATAATATTTAGTATGAGTTACAAAGGTCGGTACAAAGTTAAAAATCTTGATAAGTATAAAGGTGATCCTACAAGTGTAACATACCGTTCATTATGGGAACGCAAGTTTATGTTGTACTGTGATGACAATCCTAATGTTCTAAAATGGTCTAGTGAAGAAATTATTATACCATATCGTTCACCAATAGATAAAAAAGTACATAGATATTTTCCAGACTTTTGGATTCAAGTATTAAATAACAAGGGTATTAAAGAAGGTATTCTAATAGAAGTTAAACCTAAAGCACAAACAACTGCACCTAAAAAGAAATCACGTATCACAAAAAGATATCTACGAGAAGTTTACACATATGGTGTAAATGAAGCAAAGTGGAAGGCCGCAACTGAATATTGCAAAGATAGAGGTTGGAAATTTCAGATTTTGACTGAAGATCACATCTTTGGCAATAAATAATAGTATGGCTGAAAGAGAAAAATCGTTTCTTGAAAAACTCAAGGATTCGTTAAATAGAAGTCAAGGCAATGTAAAAACAAGAAACGCAAGAGATTGGTTTCAGAGAAAAGCCAGGGCATTAAAATCAGAATTAAGAAGTAAGTTCACACAAGTTGATACTGCTGATGAATTCTATCAGAAATCTAAAAAGACAAGCAAACGTAACGTAGGACCTGGTTCTATGTTTGCATACTTCTATGATCCAAAATATAAGAAAGAATTGAAATACTATGATAGATTTCCTCTTGTTCTTGTATTTGATTTTAAGCCAAATGGTTTCATTGGGTGTAATATGCACTATCTACCTCCTCTCTTGAGAGCAAAGTTAATGGATGAGATTGATAAAGCACGAGGTATTAATTGGAAAGCATTGTCAAGAATTAAAGAAATAAAACCAACAGTCAAAAGATATTTGTACAAACACATAAGTTCTAAGGTCGTTGAAATTGCAGATGATGAAAGAGAAATAGCATTGTTTCTACCTACAGAACGTTTTAAGAAAGAAAGCAAACTCGTAGTTTGGGGAGATAGTAGGAGCATGATCAAATGATAGATATAGGAAAATTAACAGACCTTAAAAATTTTAATCCAGTACCTGTAAATAGATACGTTGCAAAAATATTTTGTCCAGTTGTTCCTCAAATTATCGACACAAAAACATTAGCAATGCGTGTAGAAAGTGCAGAGTTACCAGGAAAAACAATTACCACAAGTGATGCAAGATTATATGGACCGATAAGAAAAATACCATACAATTTAGGTTTTATTGATTCAACTTTTACATTCATGTGTTCTAATAACTATCTTGTTGAAAAAAGATTTTTTGACAATTGGGAAAATTATATAATTGATCAAGATACGTTTAATGCAGAATATTATGATAATCTTGTGGGTAAAATAAATTTACAATTATTGAATGATGGAAATGAAGTTATGTATGAGGTAGAATACATAGAAGCATTTCCTATTAATGTAAGTGCTATAAATGTAGGATATGGACAAATGAATGAATATGCTAAATTTTCTGTTACTTTTTCATATAGAAAATGGAAAAATATTTCTAATAGAAATGAAGAACAAAGAATACAAAATGTTTTACAAGCAAGACAATCTGGAGCAAATGTAGGTTTTTAATTGTGACACAGGCTAACAAGGAGATATTATGGCTTTACCGGTGCTTAATGCACCAACTTATGAATTGACTCTTTCCTCATCTGGAGAAACGATACAATATCGTCCTTTTCTAGTTAAAGAAGAGAAAATTTTGTTGATGGCATTAGAAAGTGGCGATGAAAAAGAAATGATGAGATCAATGAAACAAATCATTTCTAGTTGCGTGATGAATGAGGTAGACATTGAAAAATTACCTCTTTTTGATATACAGTATTTGTTCTTGAATATAAGAAGTCAATCAGTAGGAGAAAAATCTATTTTAAGATTTAAGCATCCTGATGAGTTAAACTCAAACAATGAAAAATGTGAGCATATTCAAGAAGTAGAAATTGATCTAAAAGGAATTAAACCAGAACAATTACCAGGTCATAATAAAAAAATTGATTTGACATCGGATATAGGTTTGACAATGAGTTACCCTGGTTTTGATATGTATGATAAAATTATCTCATTGCAAGACGAATCTGCATTAGATGTAATTTTTGATATTGTTTCTGAGAGTATAGAAATGATCTACAAAGGCGATGAAATTTTTTATGCTGAAGATCACTCAAAGGAAGATTTGATAGAATTTCTTAATAGTTTAAGTACATTACAATTTAATAAGATAAGAAATTTTTTCCAAACTATGCCATATCTCAGACATGAATTTGATTACACATGTGAAAAGTGTGGTTGCAAAGAACATGTCGTATTAACTGGAATTGAAGATTTTTTCGCATAAGCCTGTGTCACGAAAGTCTTCAGAATCATTATATGACTAACTTTAATTTGATGCAACACCATAAATATAGTTTAACAGAATTAGATAATATGATACCATTTGAGAGAGAAGTTTATGTACAATTATTGATACAACATATAAAAGAAGAAAACGAAAGGTTGAGAGACCAACAAAATCAGAGATAAAATGGCTAGAAAAACACTCAATAAAATGGAGTTTGCACAACTTATTGATACTCTTAGAGAGCAGAATCAAGGTCAACTTGAGGCGCAACAACAAACTACAAAAAGCATACGAAATCTTCAAGCATATTTTCTTAAACAAGATAGAGCAGATGCTAGAAGAAGACTTGAAAATGAAATGGAAACAAGAAAAGATGCTGAACAAGTTGTTGGTAGAAGTGGTAAAGGTCTCAAAGGTGCAGTAGATGCAACAAAAGGAGCGTTAAGAGGTAAAGGACTCATGGGTGTCTTTAGTAATTTTTTAGCAACTGGTTTATTAGGTTCTGCAGGAGCAGGTCTATTTAGATCTGCTATAGGTGCTTTACGATTCTCGCCAACATTTGGTATGAGAATGGGTAAACTTTTTGCAGGTGCATTAGTAGCACCTGCAGTATGGGATGCAGTAAGTAAAGGTCTAAATGAATATAGTGGTAGTGGAGATTTAAGCGATGCGATTGCAAAAGGGGTTGTAACACTTTTTAAGGATGATCCTGGTGTTTCAATGCTGACAGGAGCAGGTG